ATGAACAACTAGTCTTGGTTCTTGTTGAGAATAGTCAAACATACCCCATTGCTTACCTTCTTCAGGTATAAACAAACTACGAATTAACTTTTTAATATGTTCGTTACGTGCAGGAATCTGTTGTAGATTAGGATTACTATAACTAAATCTACCTGTCACTGTACCACCGTCATCACTTCTCATCTGATGAATCTCAGAATGAATGCGTCCTCTGTGTTGGTGTCTTAAAATAGTTTCTATAAATGTTGTGTTAGCTTTGTTCATCTCTCTTGCTTCCACGATCAGTTGAGCTATTGCATGTTCATTACTAGATAAAAAATTCTTTGTAAAACTTGGTGCACCGCTCTTAGGTGTTCTCGGATAAGGTATGTTCAGATGATCAAAAGCTTTTGCAATAGAAGCTGCGGCCCATATTTCTATATCTCTACCAGACATCTTTTTTATTTCTTGCATCAATTCTTTTTCTCTTTTTGCTAATAATTTTTTAGCTACCTCTGCTTGATCCAAGTCCACGCGCACACCGTTTGCTCTCATATCAATTAAACAAGGTTGTAATCTTGTTTCTAAATCATAAATATCGTGTAGGTTTTGTTCGTCTATTTCTTTTTTGTTGAATACATATAGATCATACGTTAGTCGTGCATCGTATTCCGCATACTCACCTACATGCATTGATGGTAACTTGTACATTTCTTTTTTTGGATCAACACCAAACTCTTTTGCTGCTTTGTATAATAAATCTTCGTTCTTTGTTTCACCTAGTTTTTCTTTTGCCAAACTATTTAACGTAAATGAATATCTGTTCTCATCTATCAATGCACTTGAGATCATCGTGTCATGTATTTTACCGTTGACCGTTATCCCTAGACTTCTTAACCATCCTAAATCGTACGACGCATTATGAAAAACTTTATCACAATCAAGTTTAGCTACACCCTTAAACCAGTCTAACACCTTCTTTTTATTGAGGTTTCCGCCTCCATGAGCTATTGGATAATAACCTTGCCAATCAGCAGTCGCCACAGCGATACCGGTTACATAACCATCGCCCGTTGCCCAACCGGAACCGTGAGTTGTTAAATTTCTATCACAAGTTTCTAAGTCAATCGCGATTAATTTTTCATTAGACAGGTCAGGATAATAATCTTTCGGTGTCCATTCAGTTGGTGCGTTGTATACAAACTTATTCATATTCTTCTTTCAATTTATTAATATACCATATTGCCTTATCCAAGTCTTCTATAACTTTACCTTTGTGTTGATGACGCCATAAATATTTTATAGCGTTACCTTGTAAATAAAATTTAAAACTATCTCCAAGTGCAGACTTAATTGCATCAATACATTCTATTTCACCTTTTTTATAATGTGGAGGATGATTTACATTGTCAGTCATTATTTTTTCTTTCTACATTTACATGATAAACTATTACTACAGCCGTGCAATTTGGACACGATAAATTTGTTACAACCATGTGCTCTTCTTCTTCGTTATCTTCCCACTCAGTGTCGTGGTCACCACCCCATATTAATTCGTGATTACAACTCCAACATTTCATAACGCAAACCTAAAGTGCATATTTGTTTGTGGTAATAGTACATGTAGTTCGTCCTTTGCTCTTGTGGCGCCAACATAAAATACTCTTTGCTCATCATCTGAGTCTTTCTGGTACGAGTTGTATGTTTTTGAATTCATATCTGTCGCAAGTAATACATTATCAGATTCACCACCTTTTGCACCATGAATTGTAGATATTTTTATGCGAGGTTTCTTAGTTATATCCTCTTCTCCAAGACCAAGACGTAATAAATACGCTCTATCTTTAAGATTAATTTTGTCTAAAGCTTGGTGCCATTCACCCACACTGAAAGGGCCTAATAATATTTTCAAAGTGTCCATGTCATATAAATGACTATCATTCATTATATCTATTTTATCATTCGTTCCTTCTGCAACTTTTTTATAATAAAATATTTTTTTAATTGTTTTTTTGTCAACTGGATTACCTTCAACCAATTCGTTCCAACCTATAACTGCTTCAAACATTCTTTGAGGTATAGGTCTTACATTTTTTTTATATTCTTGTTTCTCATACCATAGCCCTTGATTACGACACGCCTCCTCTAGCTTGTTTAAAATAAACTTATCTCTTCCCAGTATCAACCAGTTGCCAACAGAAAGATCAACACTTTCAATGGTTTGGTGATACTTTAGTAAACCCTCTTCTTCTCTTGGTTCCCACTCTTTTTCAATTCTGTTCTTTGTTATTTTAATAATATTATCAGCAAACTCCTGTATTTGTTTTTTAACTCTATATGATTGAGGAAGCGTTATCTCTGTAGCAGGGTACTCTATAAATCTTTCAACATCTGCGCCTAACCATCTATAGATAGCTTGATCATCATCACCTGCAAGATAAAGTTTACCCGCTGTTGATGCAAAATGTTCTACCATGGACCATTGCAAAGGAGTTAAGTCCTGAGCTTCATCTATAAAAACTACATCAAGTTGAGGCAATAAGTTTTCATTAACTGCTTCATAACACATATCAGCATAATCAATATAACCGTTGACCTCTTTGTATTGATCATATGCTTGAGAAAAATATTCTAAGAACTTCCATTCCACAATAGATGAATCAACATACTTTTTGTAATGCTCTTGTAGTGATATACCTCTTGCTCTAGCTAGATTATGATGAGTTAAATATATATTGTCTGATAACCCTGTTTCTTTATCTACAGAAAGTTTTGCTTTTAATCCTATTTTATCACCAAAAGATTTATACTGAGCTTTGCCCATGACAGCACGTCCTTCTAAATCTATACAATGATAACCACAAGAATGTAACGTAGAAAACCATTTAAAACTTTTTGCTTCAAGATCAAACTTTTCCATGGCTCTATCTCTTGCTTCGTGTGCTGCTTTTCTAGTAAAAGAAAAGTAACCTATCTTATCAATGTCATTCTTCTCCATTTCTTCTTTTACATAATCTAGAAGAGTTGTAGTTTTTCCTGTTCCCGGAGGCCCTAATAATTTAATAACTTCAGCCATTACGCTTCGTACTCCTTCTTGTCTTTCATATCAGGAATGACAGTTTCAATATCTTCCATCTCGTCAACAAATTCAGGAATAGACCATACCTTTATAATTTTGTCCTTGTCCCCAAACGAGTTCATTCGTAAACTTATCTTCTCTCCTTTTAATTTATCTTTTAAAACAAAAGTAATTTTAGTTCTGTTGTAAGCATTAAACTTTTTCTTTTGCAAAAAGTCTTCCAAATCTTTTATTAAAAAATGATGCTTACGATTAGTATTGGCTTCTCTGTTTAACCATGGTTTACCTAAACTAATTTCTTCTTTAGTCTCTGCCGCACCTTTGTTTGTGCACCATTCTTTTAAATAATCTATAAATATCTCTGTATTACTTGTACCTGTTATACCAGGACTATCTGTTGATTCACCAAGTAATGCATTGATTTTCTCTGCCCAACGTGGAGTCGATATCATTGTCGGCATCATTTTTAATTGTTCAATGCACGCTTTTTGAAAACGTGTTTGTAATTGTAGATCGTCTGTTGTAAGTTCTAAGGTTACTCCTTCCTCTAGGGTCATGAACCATATAGGAGGCTCGACTCCAAATCGTTCTAGACCGGCAGGAGTAATTTCAAGATCAACTTTACCTTTACCATACTTACGTTTGTGACATTCTTTTTTATTGCAGTTAGACGCTAAAGGTTCTTTACTGCATCCGTAGTCATATTCTTTTTTAGTTATAGAATTAACTATAATATCAATTTCTTTTTCATCTAGAGGTGGGTCACATATATCTTCGTTGACCATTAACAGTTTTAATTTAATTTTTTTCTCACCAGACTTTTGATAATAGACAGCTATGTTTGTCATAGTTTCATTACGACCACCTTCAGGTATGCCGTTTGAATGTAATGTATTTAAACATGGTGGACCACCCACAAAAAAATCTTCTAGTTTTAAATACTCTTTATCTGCTGCCTCTTGCGCATAAATATCATACAACGTATAGAACTGTTCTATACTACAAGGATTACCATCGTCATCTAAAGCATATCTTTGACTATCCTCAGAATTAAAGTATGGAAGGTTTAAGTAGTTTCCTGTTTGTCCCCTATCTAATAACAACTTAGTTTGTTTTGGAAATATCTCCGAGCCCGCACAACCCAAAAAAGAAGCGAACTCCTTTAATTTGGATTGCACGAGACCAGCTTTCACAGGGACAGTGAAAAACATAAAGACATGAGCTCCGCCACTCTTTGATCTAAACACAATCAAAGGTAACCCATGCTTTCTAATCTTTTTAATTAAATCAATATGACTAAAACCATTATAAATATCAATGTCAATACATCCCCATCTACAAGAATTGTTTTCATCAATTGGTATAATTCCTAAACTTGTTTTGCCACTTAAATGATCTTCCCACAAATGTTCGGGCAGACCTCCTGGCTCTCTAATAATTTGATTCTTACCTTGCAGTTTACCTGCATCGTTTTTATCTTCTGGAATAAATTTGCCGTAGGCAATATTTAATCCACTAAATATCTCTATAAACTTGTCTTTCATTATGTCCCTTTATGTAAAAAGGGCGGCTTGCGCCGCCCTTAGTCTTAGTATGAATTAGAAGTCGCTGCTTGCGCCTCTTCTTCATGTGACACCTTAACAGTATC